AACGCACCCTGTACACCAACATCACTCATTGTTGTATCTTTAGTTGCTTCAGCAAATGGAATATATCCAAAACCAAATATAGCTAAACCTATTCCTAACAATGCGACTGCAACTGCCCCTTGTAAAATATTCCCTAAGAAATTTCCAAGTAAACCTACAGCTAATCCCATACCGAGTATTACAGCGACTTGTACTAATACATCACCTATACTTGGTGCTGCTAGTGCGACTGCCATTGCAAATAAACCATACCCTATACCAAATAGAGCTAAACCTATTCCCATTAATATTAATGCAGCAGATCCCTTTCTTATAGTTTTATCAAATCTACCTAATAGAGCAACAGCAGTACCCATCAATACTAATGATGCAACCATTCCTAAGAGAATAACTGGCTTCATTAATATAAACATTGTAGTTACTGCAAATAATGCTAGTCCGAATGCAAAAGATTTCATTGCATCTCCCATCTTATCTAATGCCTTTGATCCTCTATTGATTTGTTTTGATTTCTTTCCTACTAATGATAGTGCTAAAGATACACCTAACATGCTAAGAATTAAGAATGGAACTCCGATTATAGCAACAACTGAAACTAGTGATGCTAATGCTAATCCTTTAGCAAAAGAAAATAGCGATGTACCAACTAAGTCTAAGGCTTTTGCCCCTTTACTAATATCCTTTGAGTCCTCACCTAACTCTATGAACGTTGGTTTAATTAATCTTATTGCAGTCTTGAATAAATTTATACCAATTATACCAATAGGTAAAAGTATTGCAGATAATGCTAGATTTTTTGCGAATGTCCCAATTGAGGAAGCCATTATTTTAAACGCCTCTGCACCTTCCTTTAACTCTTTAGGTTTAAATGTTGATACAATTTTATATAAGTCAAATAAAGTATCTTTAAACTTACTAACTGCCTTTTTAGGTACAAAGTTAAATATAATCAACCCTTTAGCTAGAGTAATAGCACCACCGCCCAATGCCTTTAATGCTTCAGAGCCTTCTTTTAAACTTTTGTTATCTTTACCACCACCCTTATCTTTACTTGCTGCTTTTTTACCATCTGCTGCCTTATCTTTACCTGTAGCTATTATTTCCAATAACTTAGTCTGTCTGTGGCTGTTCTTAAACATTAAGACGTCACGAGTATTTAGATTAGTACCACTACTTACCTCAATAAGCCTATCTAATTTTTTTAAGATAGTTACTCCAGTATCTAATTGCGCAGAAATAACTGCTGTTATTGCATCAAGTGATTCTGAAGATGCTTCAGATGTAGCTTGGATCTTTGTTAACGGATCCATCAAGTCTTTTAAGGTTACAACAGCCATTTAGATTTTATTTTTACAATTTAGGCATGGTTATATTAGGCATTGAAGGTGTTTTATATTGACTCATACTTTTTTGAGCCGACGACTTCATACCATCCATATTGTATTTATCCTGTGTGTCTCTGTTATTTTGTTCCTCTTGTTTATTACGATCTTTTAATAGATCATTATAAATTTCTAAAGTATATTCATATTCATAAAAAGGAAGCAAATCCAGCTCTGAAGGCTGGAGATGCAACTTTTCTAATAATAATACTCTAACTTTAAAGAAGTTCAGTAGAGATATCTGGAATAAGGAACAGAGCCTTGATACCGCCGGGAAACGTGAGCGGGACAGTGACCTCCTCACTGCAGCTTTTACATGGGAATACCATCTCCGGTTTAACACCGACTTTCATGTCTTCAGCTAATCTGTAGACGATTGTATATTTTGTAGAATCCCAGCCTTGAAAGGATGTAATCTTTGCAAAAATATCTTTTTCACTCCAACCTCGCCATTCCCTTTGTAAGTAAGGTAATATAGCCAGTGTAGATTTATCCCAGTTCTTGTTATTCTCCTCTCTATCTCTGATATAATCAGTTATAGCTCTCATAATACCAATTGTAGGTGGAGCCATTTGAATAACCCCATAGTTTTTAGTAGCAATAGAATAACACCTATCAGTGGTATCATAGTACTTCTCAAATTTTTCTACAACAGAATTAAATTGTAAATTACTAGTTCTTAATTCCATTGAGTCTTGTGATTTACACATTGAAGATTTACATGAACTGCTTGAAACTGGCATCATTAATGTATGCTCACCGGTTTTAAATGTTAATTCCCTAATAGAAAGTATTAAATAAATTCTATCTTCTTCAAGAATATCTTTGTAAGATCCTCTTTGTGTACCATAAGTTACTTTAGAACATGATATTACAAGATTATTTAAACCTTCATCTACTTCTCTAAGATTGTTTTCATCGATAGTAGAGAAACTCCTAACCTCAGCAACCTTTGCAGGTCTGATATGAATTTCAAAATCATCTCTATAAAATTTACCTTTAGATGGAAAACTATTAAGATCTAAACGAGTATAACCTACCATCGCATTTAACCTTTGAATTTCAGGATCATCTGAAGTAACTTTATTCATTTGTCTATTAGTATCAACCTTTCCTAATGTTTGTACTACTTCATTGGGAGTTTCGGTAGCCTCTACTTGAACTGCTTCAGCTTGGTCGAATTCCTTTTGGATATTATCTTCGTGCTCTTTTGACATCTTTTATTTATTTTTTATTAATTGTTTTTCTGGTTTAGTTTCTTCAACTATATGCTCTACTATTAATTGTCTAACATATCTTGAAATAGCGACAGGTTTTATTCTGTTTTCCATTGATTTCTGTATAATGATTGCATTAAGACTATCTTCATCTTCAGGAGTTAACAATACTTGTAATTTTTTAGTAAGTCGTTTCCTTTGTGGGATAAGTTCTTGAACCGTTTCATTATACCCATACTTAGAATTATCAGATTTAAATTTGTTGATCCAATACTCTACTCTTTTTAAAATATCACTTAATGCATGATCTTCTTCAAAGACTTCAACCACTTCTCGATTAAAAGACATAGTTCCAAAATCTTTAACTGCGCGTTTGATGTATTTTCCAGTTCCAAAGTTATTAGGGTTATCATTTAATGAATAACCAATGTAAACTTTGTTTGTTTTTTCTTGTTGTAATTTATAGATTATCATATCTCTATATTATATATTTTATATTATATATTGGTGATGAGGCAAAAAAACTGGGAATGCTACTAACAATCCCAGTTTTAATTTAAATTAATTATAATTAAGCGCCTACGTTCTCCTCAACCCAATGATCACAACGGAATACCATTGTTAACTGAGCTGCATCTTGTGTAGTATAATTCAGTTCATCTACAAAATCAGGTTGTCCTGTTGGGAATACATCTTTAAATGTAATCTTTCTGAAGATATCTCCTGCTCTGTTATATTGAACAACGATCATACTACCTATATAATCTTTCTTTAATCCCATTTCACCAGTTAATGGATCATAGATTACAGTATTCCAATTACGGAATGTATTATATATGTAGTTTTCATTTGCATCATTCAAGTTAAGACTGAAGTTAAGTGTTAAATCAGCAAACGTCTGTCCTGGCATACCTGCAAAAGATCTATCGGCAAATTTATACTTTTGTCCTACAGCATCAATAGATGGATTTAAATTATTTAATCCTCCGATTGAATTTACTTGTTCTAAGATAAGTCCTGTATCATCACCTAATGGAGAAAATACAGTAACCTCAAATAGGTTAGGTTGAATTGGTTCAAACCTTTGGCTACTGGCCCTTGATTGGGTATAATGTGGTAACGGCATAATTTATATTGTTTTTTTATATATTCGTCTTACTTAAACTCTTATTGGAAGTTTCCTGAACTAATTGCTCCAGTTCTTAGAATAGTTGTTCTTTGTACAAGAATTTCCATTCCTCTTACTGGTTCAATATATGTATCAAGGATACCTACATTCTGGTCAATTACTTCTGGTGTATTATTAGTATCATCCATGATATTTCTATAATCATAAACACCATCATCGTTTTGAACAGTTGATAAGAAGTTATCAGCTAACGTTTTTATTTCTAATCTTGTTTGAGCTGTATTAAATTCGAATAAGTAGTTTTTAAGAATTGCATCTATACCATCTTGGATATAAATTACAACCTCTCTAACGTTAATTGAACTTAATGCAGATTTCGGTACCTGTTGTGCAGTTTTATTTGCAAAGATAGTTGGACCTGTTCCACTTTGGAATACAATTGGATTGAATCCGAATGGCTCTAAGTAATAACGATCTTCTTGGTCAAGATTTAATTCTAAACCTACAACTCCATTTCCACCTATAACTCCACGTCTTACACCAGCCACGATTGACCACGGTAATGCGTTTTCGTATTTAAGTATATAGTTATTAGATACATACGCAGCAGGAGGAACACTTATGTTCTTTCCTAAATCTCTAACAGTAATGAATGGGTAATAATAACCACCCCAAGATCCACCACTCGTTGCCGATGGTAATGAATATCTAACTGTTGGATTCAATGAAAGGTTTCCGCCCTCAGCTAT